TTAGTTTTAAACTTGCGTTCCCAAGCAACAATGGTGAACAGGTTTGTAGAGACTTCTATTGGGCCGTCGCCCTGGTCAACTCGTAAAGTCAGTTTCATGTCGGGTCCTTTTGTTAAGGGTTAAAATCAGCTTGTAGCGGTAGTAAGTGTCCCGCCCTGGAACGTCAGCGAAATAGAGCTTAATTCTGAAAGGGTTGCCGAGATCAAAGGTAATTCGGCTAAATAGCAATTGGTTAGGGTGAACTTTGGTGCTGTCGCTGTAGGGGTCGCAAGGCCAGCTGCGGTAGGCGAGATCGTGACAGTCGTCTGAGTACCGACAAGAGCTGCCAAAGTTGCGTAAGTTTCTGACGCCGCATAGGACATGAAAAGTTCCACCTCAAAAGTGTGGTCTGTCATTCCTGAGACGTAGAACGAGTCTGTAGACCCGAAGGCACTGCTGTTCTGTGGTTGCGTGACATTGGTAAGCGTGGCGCTGGTGCATTGGTCGGTCAGGTTGACAGCGTTAATAGTGAGCGCTGGATTAGAGAGGTAGGTGCTGGTTGCCATGAGGATTATTCCTTTTCAGTGTCGGTAGTAGTTTTAGCAGATTTCTTAGCAGCAGTGTCCACCACAAAACCGCCAGCGATCAGCGCTTCAATGTTGACGCCTTCGCCTGGCACAAACTCGTCGCCCGGTGTACCGACTCGAGGTGAAACAATCTTGTAGGTCATGGGGCCGCCTGTGCTTGTAGGGATATGTCTAGATCGTAGCAGGGGAAGTCTTGACCGCCGATAGTAATGAAGCCAGGGCGGCCAGCTGTAACAGCGACTTTCTTAGCGAGCATTTGAGCGGTGATACTTAAGATGTTTCGCATGGCGTCAAGGTTGCCAGGTCCGAGCGAGATTACTTTGACAGCAAACGTCATCTTAACTATTGCCGACGACCAGCTGTCAAAAGTAGGGGCGTCAAGAAAGACACAAGGCGGGTTGATCTTTTGCGGGTCTGTCGTTACTCGAAGGTTAGTAATCGTCGCCAGGGTAGTAATTAGGTCGTCTATCGCTTCATTGAATAGGTCGGTATAAACGGTCATTATGCGACCGCTGGTCTAGGGATTCCTGCGAGCTGTTTAATCATCGGCGTTAAGCCTGTTGTAGAGATAGCGCCCATTTGGTCGAAAGTCGCAAAGTCATTGACAGCGCCACGTTGACGGTATAACTGTCCTGCGTACATTGTCGTCGCTAGCGTTACTTGCGTACCGGGCGAAGTAGACAGGCTGTCAAAATATCCTGATTCTTGCCTGCGAAGATAAATAAAATTGCAGGCGGCGTTGGCGCATTGCGTCAAGAAAGCCGTTTCGTCTACGCCAGCTAAATCTATGCCAAGCCAAGTGGCGACGTTAGGGCCTGTGATCCAGCTGCAGGTTTGGGTATAGACAAGTGACCCTTGCGGAATAACTGCAAAACGGTTGACATCGGCAGCGTCAAGATAAAACAGCACCTGGTTAGGGACAGGCTCATTAAAATCATATAGAAGGTCGCCGTCGCTGTCTGTGCCAATAAAACGATATTGAGGTATTGCATAAACGGTTTGTGCGCCGTTAAAGGTTGCTGTAACACTGCTAATGGTGATTGCTTGACCGACAGCAACATCGGTAGGCGTAAGAGTTTCTACGACTGCGTAGTCGTCTAGCAGTGTGGCAAAGGTGATTTTGTAAGTAGCCATTGGCGGTTACGCCGCCTCTCGACTAAGCCTGGGTGATCTTTTGGATCATTGAACCGTTGGCTTTAAATGTGCAGAAATATCCGTGAGTTGATACGGCACGAGTCAAAGTAGTTGGCGAGTCAAGCGACATAATGCCTTTCCAATCCTCGTAAATTTCAAAGCCAATGTCTTTCATAATGACCATTGTTTTAGCAGCAAAGTTATTGTCAACAACAAGCTTTAGTCCCAGTGGGCCTTGATCGTTACGGTTGTCATTGCTACTCAATGAAGTCGCGTTGCCAACACCGATTGAGTTCATGCCGGACAAGCCGCCGCCAAGGTTTGCAAACAAAGGTCGGTCGGTTGTGTCGGCAAGTTGCATGATCAAACTGTAAGTAGCGGGGTCAACAAACATGTGAGTAGGCAACATGTTGGTAGCTGCCAAAGTCACAACAGCAGCGTCATAGATTGACTTAAACAAGTCAGCGACGGTCAAGTCCCAAACGCCAGCCGAAGTAGCAGCGGTCAGCAAGTTGTCTGCAGCTTCGTTGTCAGTACCAACCATGTAGCCGCCAATGAGATCGTTAATAACGATCTGCAATGCAGCTGGGTCGGTGAAGTCCAAAGTCTGGTAGGAAATGTTTGCTGAGTTTGCAAACGTCTTCTTGGTGACCGTGTTATTAGCGATCACACCAGTAGTCGTAGCGACAGCTGCGCCTTCAGTCTGAGCAGTGGCTGTGGCCTGATGGGTCGTAATAGTGGGGCGGTTGAAAGTGCTGGATGGAGTCTGAGGCATCGCCCTTGCTTTTAGCGCACTGACCACAGGCCTCATGAAGTTAATGTCTTGGAAAACTGGACCCATTGTAACTTGAGTCAAGAGGCCAGGAACCGAAGTCAAAAATTCGTCACCAGCTGCAGCGGTAACCATTGGGTCACGGTGAAAGTCGGTGTAGTCCTTAAAGACTTTTTGAGCGTTAACCCAAGCGTCGCCGCCCTTATGAAAAGCAGCCATGTATTCCCAAGAGTTAGGGATTCGAGGCTCTCTGCGAGCTTGAGCAAAAATTGGTGAGGTAGGAATTACTACTTCGGCGGCTGCTTGAATTTCCATTGGGGTTTCGTCCTTTTCGGTTTCGGTTTCAGGTTCTGTAACTTCTTCTTCGGCTTCTTCGTCAGGTGCAGACGCCGCTACTTGGGTGATAGTAGCACCAGCGAAAGCGGGTGTGGGAACTAGCGACAGCTCTACCCAATCGGCAGCCATGACGATCATGTTGCCGTTGTCGTCATACTTAAAGTCTGTGGGGTTGACGCCTACAGACACAGAGTCCAGTACGCCGTCAGCGGCTAAAACTAGGGCCTCGTCGCCCGCTCTGGTATTACTGATCTTGGCGGTGAACATCATGCCTTCGGCAGTGTCTACACGCTCAGTCACTAGGCCTATGGCCTGAGTTGAATCGTGGTACATGTACAACTTCGGCATTTTGCCTGCCGTTGAAAGGCTGCCAGGTGCAAAAGAAACGGTAGTGCCGTCAGCAACGGTAGCGAAAGTGTTATAAGGCAACGCTGTACCTGTGATCGTCCGTCGAGCTGGCTCGCCCGGTGCAGCAGCGTCAAGGGTAAAATTAGAAAGATTAAACTTGATCATGCGAGTTGCTCCTGAGTGTTTTCGGCTGGCATATTCATATCATGGTTTTCCATTGTGTAGTCGTACAGGTATTTTCTAAAGTCAAATTCGCAATACGTTCCCCTAGGCAGTTGCTGAGATAACGCTGCCGTAATCGCCTCGGCGTACATTGACAGACCAAAGGTCCAAAGGTCACCTTTAGCGCTTTGACTGTTTGTGTAAGCGTAGGAGCCTGTAGAAATACCCAGCAAATATGGCGGCACGTTGCAGAGTCGAGCGGCTTCAAGCGCCTGATAGTTAGCGGCTTCTATTAACAGCATTTTGTCAGGCGTCGCTGTCGTCTCTGTGTATGTTAAAAACTCGTTTAGTGCTGCTGTTTGGTTAGTTGCCCTGGCTGCGTTAAACGCTGCCGAAAGGTCTGCTAGTTCTGTGGCGCTTAACGGCTCGCCGCCTGTCTGTTTTAAGACGCCAGCCGGGATAGCGCTACTAGCGTTACGGTAGCGGGCTGCTTCAAGTTGTAAGGCCGTAGCAATAGTTTGCTCACTCATGTAGATCATGCCCTGAGTCGGTGACAGGATTTGCACGACATCTTCGGTTGGCAGCTGTTGACCGTTAAAAAATATGGCGTCAGATTTTCCAAACCATACCGGACCTGACATATCCTCTGTAGAAATACTGCCTTGAGGCAGGCGAGTTGCTGACGCTAAATAGCCGTCGCTAGTCCGGGCAGTAATGTAAAGAAAGGCTCTACCGAAAAAAAATAAATCATCAAAAACCCAAGGGAATAAAAAATTGTTTGGCATTTTAGGGTCAAGCTGTGACAGCCATGATCTAGGTGCAAGCGGGACCTGTTCCATTTCTTGCCCATTCCAAATTTCGGTATACATCTTTAAGTCCATGCATGCCAGGACTGAAGCCATGAGGTCACGGGAGCGAGAGATAGCGGCTACCGACATTGCTTTGTTTCGGGCCTGTCCAGCTTGGTAAGCGTAAAAGTTACCGACGGACGCTTGACCAGCACTTTGAAAAAGGGAACTACCAGACGCCGCCGCTTTAGCGACTGGTGGACTGATCGCTGCTTTAGTGACTTTGCTGAAAATTCCCATGATGTCCTTTAGGTAGGCTCGGCTCGAACCCGACGCTCAAGCCGAACCTGAGCAGACTTTAGCCTATGCGCTTGCTGTCATGTCCGTGAAACAACCAGCATGGGTTTACCAACGACCCGAGGCCGTGACGCCTTAGCGATAGCCAACACTGCACAGCGGGCAAGTTCAATAGGGCCAGGGGAACGGTGCGACGAGATCATGACGCCGTCGCTAGTACGGATTTGGACTGCCCGACAGACATGCTCGGCAAGTGTTCTTTCGCCCCGGTGCCGCACTTTACTTTCGGCAATCATGGCTTTAACCAAACCAGTATATTTAACTAGTTCTTTTTGGCCGCCTGTCGTGCAGCGTCTAGCCAAAGGTTTCGGCACATGAATTTCATAAGTAGGTCCGATCAACAGCTGCACTGTCTGGTCGGTCATAACCCGTTCAATCTCCTGCCACATTTCGTACATGCTGTCAACAATAAATTCAACTTTGAGCTGTACGACATCTTGAGCGACTACAGCTCTGACGCCTACAAAACGGTTTTGGTCTGCCGAAGCGTCGCAAGCCAAAATACCGCCGTCAGGCATAGGCGTATCTGTTGCTAGTTTCTGCCAATCCGCAGCGTCAATCCAACTGCCCT